CCTGCACCAGAATTTCCCAAAGAATCAACGGAAGCACCACCACCGCCTCCACCGCCACCATATAACGCACCAGCACCACCATTACCACCATTGGTTAGTAATGACGCTTGTCCACCGCCGCCACCGCCACCACCATAGATACTGTTTGTTGTGGATGCAGTTCCAGCGGCGCCTGCCGTTCCAGCAACTATAGAACCCGTACCGCCAGAAAACCCACTATTAATTGCGGTTGCCCCAGTACCACCAAAACCAGTAAAAGTAGCTAAGGTATTGTCAGTTTGTATACCGCCGCCGCCACCACCGCCACCACCACCAAAAATTCCGAAAAGTCCACCAGTACCAAAAGAGGATTGAGCTTGGCCAGCACTAGCAATGGAAGGTAGTTGTACAGCCGATGTTGTTTTACTTACACCTGAATATTCAAACCCTGGTTTTTCTTCGCCAATTACGAGTGCAGAAGAGACAGTTCCACCACCACCAACAAAACCACCATAAGAAGTTATGTATGCCCCAAAAGTAGTATTACCACCAGCAGCACCTTTATTGCCATTAGTAGAGTTAGTTGTTTGTGAAGCACCGCCTGTACCGCCTGTACCGATAGTTACAGTAACAGTAGAGGTTAAATCAGTTGCTTGTAATGTTTTATCAATATAAGCCCCAGCAAAACCGCCAGCACCACCAGTTCTAGAACTACTAACCGCACCTTTTCTACCTGAACCCCCACCACTGCCACCACCAATAGCAACTACTCGGACATTGTTTACGCCAGCGGGTTTAGTCCAAGTTCCACTAGAGGTAAATGTTTGGACATTGTAAGCACTACCACTTCCTGAAGTAAAGGATTTAATTGCTGAGCTGTTATCTTTGTAGTATAACTTTCCGTCGGTAATGTTAATACCCAGCTCACCATTTACTAGCTGGCCAGCGGTTGGCGCAGCACCAGTGGTGGAACTGTAGTATAAACTAATTGGTGTGTAGCCAGATTGTGCCATGTCTATTTCCTATAAAATTCTAAATTTTTTATTAATCGTTCGTTGGTGGGGTCAAACTTTAGGGCTTCCTCGCCCTGTACAATTGATTCTTCTTTTAAGCCTAAGTGATGCGCTGCTATTGCAGCAAAGTCATACGCTGGCCATGTCCATGCTTTTGGGTCCGTCGTATGCCACAAAGATTGCTCTTTTAACTCTATTGCCATCTTAGCGTTTAGATAACACTGCTGCCAGTCTTGTTTTTTATATGCCTTAAAGGCTAACTCTAACCAAGGTTCTCTAGCTGCTGGATCTTCGGACAATGACTTATAAAACCATTTCGTTCCGTTGTTACCTAAAAGCTCTTCTGTACTTCCAATCATACGGTACGCGTATGACCGTTCAACAAACCAAGTAGCTGTTTTCATCTCTAGGTATTTCTTAAATGCTTCCTGGCACTCAAGAAAACGAGAATAAAACGAGTACTCCCTTGCTAAATAAAACTGACTGCGTGAGCAGTTTGGGTCTTCCTTTACCGCCATCTCAAGCATTGGCAAGTACTGCCCGCGAGATTTCTTTGGGTCTGGCGCATGTAACATCATTTTAAATGTAGAGGTTACAAGCACTTCCTTTGTTCTTACATCTGGTGTTACATACTCATGGCACGGATATTTCCAAACATATCCATTTCGCGCATGTACACGGGACACTGAGAATACGAGCTTATCGCCGTTATCAAACAGATGCTGGATTCGGTTTGTTTCACCAACCCACAACCGCTCAATTTCTTCTCTCCAACCTGGCAGTAACGTCTCGTCCAGGTCCATACTGATACATACATCTACGTCGGCAGGTAAGAGCGCAAGAGCACAATTTCTAGCAGCATCAAAACGCCATGGGTTAATAGAGATAGAGTGTACAGTTGCACCACACTTTTTTGCTACCTTAACCGTGTTGTCCTCGGACCCTGTATCAGCTATTAAAATAAGATCTGCGTCTTTAGCTGAATCACAAAACCGTTTGACAAATTGCTCCTCATTCTTCGCAATTGCGTATACTGCTATTTTCATACCTGTCCTCTAAGCTCATACGAGCCTTAATTTAAAATGTACCGCCTGAAATTCCTGTTGCGTTTGCCCAGTAAGTGCCATTATAAACTAACAAGTTTCCACCTGTTGGCCCTGTGATTTGAACGTTGTCATCTGTCCCCCCTAAAGAGGAGCCATGAATTATTTCAACATTAAATGTGCCTAAAGTGGCACTTACATTGATAATTAAACCAATTTGTGTTTTAATGTTTGGTGCGGTTGGTTTTACTTTTGTTGGATTACCGGTGGCTGGGTTGTACCAAATAACGTCATTGGCAACCCACGTTTCTCCAAAAGAAGCGCCTGTAGTATCAATGCCATGGATTTTACCAAAACAAGTTACACGGCCAAAAGAACCGCTTGTAATTCCTTCAGTAGCACATCCTACAAATGTGGTGGGGTCTGTAATACCGCCAACGGCTGGTGCAAAAGTAATAACTCCGGAAGCGCCAATGGTGCCTGTTTTATAAACAATTTGTAATGGGCTATCTGAAATTGTTGCAGTAGCTTTGCCATAAACAAAAAGTTCTTCACCGACTTGTTGGGTAATATTGCCACCACCCATACCAAAGTTAAGTGACCCATCATTGCCGTTGTACCACATATAACCAGCACCACCGGTTACCGCGGATCCGTTAAAAAAGCGGATATACGGATCAGATCCAAATATAGATGGTTTACTTAATACTGCCCCAGTGGCTAATACTACATTACCTGTGCCAGTGTAATCATATGATGTTCCCCAGGTTGATCCAATTGAGTAAGCAAACCCGGTCGCTGGATAAATTGTTGGCCCCGATGGCCCGGTGCTACCTGTTGGTCCAGTTATTGAAGGCCCTGTAGCACCAGTTGCACCTGTACCACCTGTCGCGCCTGTTATACCCTGAATGCCCTGTGGTCCTGTAGCGCCTGTTGGTCCTGTTACGGTGTTACCCTGTGGTCCCGTAGCACCTGTCTCACCTGTTACACCCTGAATGCCCTGTGGTCCTGTAGCGCCTGTTGGTCCTGTTACGGTGTTACCCTGTGGTCCCGTAGCACCTGTCTCACCTGTTACACCCTGAATACCTTGTGGTCCTGTAGCGCCTGTTGGTCCTGTTACTGTGTTACCCTGTGGTCCCGTTGCGCCTGTCTCACCTGTAACGCCCTGAATGCCTTGAGCTCCCGTTGGGCCAGTGATACCCTGAATGCCCTGTGGTCCCGTTGCACCTGTTGGTCCTGTTACGGTGTTACCCTGTGGTCCTGTAGCACCTGTATCACCTGTAACGCCCTGAATGCCTTGTGGTCCCGTTGCGCCTGTTGGTCCTGTTACTGTGTTACCCTGTGGTCCTGTTTCACCAGTGATGCCCTGAATGCCTTGTGGTCCTGTAGCGCCTGTCGGTCCAGTTACGGTGTTACCCTGTGGTCCTGTAGATCCTGTGCTGCCAGTAATGCCCTGAATGCCCTGTGGTCCTGTAGCGCCTGTCGGTCCAGTTACGGTGTTACCCTGTGGTCCTGTAGATCCTGTGCTGCCAGTGATGCCCTGAATGCCTTGTGGTCCTGTAGCGCCTGTCGGTCCAGTTACGGTGTTACCCTGTGGTCCTGTAGATCCTGTGCTGCCAGTGATGCCCTGAATGCCTTGTGGTCCTGTAGCGCCTGTGGGTCCAACACTGCCCGTTGCACCTTTAGGGCCTTGTGCGCCTGTTGCGCCTTTAGGGCCTTGTGGTCCTGTAGGCCCACCTAAATTTGAAATGGCATTAATTGTTGATTGTTTTGTAACACCATTTTGTACAAGCACAGTTACTTCTTGCCCGGTTAGTGGATCAGCAACTTGTAATTGTGTTATTGAACGATCTGCCATTGTTATCTCTTTATTATAATTTTAGATCACCAGATTCGCCGGCGTCTGTTCCATAACCATCAAGATTAAAACTATCGTTTTGTGTCTTTTGATTTGGGTTACCTTGGGTAACAATTTGTTGACCACCGATTGGGCCAATTGCTACGGATACATCTGGTCGTGGGAATCGAAGAGTAATATTTTCTGTTTGACGCGCTGGTAATCTCCAGGGGTCAAACTTATCTAAATCATCTTTGCAGACTCTCATGCCAGGGAAGTTAGGGTCCGGCATAAGGTCGACATAAGGGAACTTGCGCGAACACCGATCACAAATTGCTACTGAAAGTACACTGTTGCCTCTTGTATCAATATACACCGGCATAGGAATTTCCTTTTACAATGTTCCAAACAGAAGTAACTGAAATTTTAGTAATATTTGAAATTTCTTGGTATGTTTTATTTGAACATCTTAGGTTTCGTATTTGTAATACAGTTTCTTGCATATTACTATGTCGTTTTTTAATTGACGCTAAATTTGCTTTTTTTCTATTTTCTGAAACTTTTTTTGCAAATTCTGGATTTTTGATTTTATCTTTATATTTTTTATTATATTCAGATATTTCTTTTCCAGTGTATTGCCCAAGTTTTCTTTTTGTTTCTGCACATTTTTTGGCAACCTCTGGATTACTCATGGCATTTATATCTCCACGGTCCAAAATATTTACTAATTTTCCAAACTTTTTAAAATGTTTAATTATTTGTGCTTCTTCTTCAATTGCTTGGTTTTCTGTTAGGTTATTGGCTAAAATAATAGCATTATAACCATATTTATTAACAACATTATACCAGTGTTGGTTTCTATTTCTTTTATCTAAAAAACGCTTGCGTGTGCCCTTCCCGACGTAGAATATTTCTCCGTCGGGTTTTGTGTGGGCATACACATAAAACAAATTACTTAACTCCGGCTTGAATTACCGTTAAGGTGTCGCCACCAGTTGCACCAGTGATACGAATTGCTCTAAATGGTTGGCCTAAAAAGCCAACACCATTAGGAGCACCTGTAGGTGCGGTAACCCAACTAAAAGAAGCAGTAGTGAAGTCTTGATTTATGTACGGATATGGGTCCGTAACAGAAACCTGAACTGTTGCACCAGCGCTTGCAGAGTAAGTAACGGCATTTGGAGAAATGTACTGGTCGATGATAACGGGTTGTGTTCCCTTACCACCGTTTGGTACTGTTACTGTTACTTGACGCATGGTTGGCTCCTAATTAGTTATTTGTGTAGCCAGAACCGTATGGAGCAATTGTACCGTCAGCGTTACGTGCTGTATACATTACAGATAAAACACCTTCTGCATCAGCACCGGCTGTAAGACTTAATACTGAATTGGCTGGGCCTGTGTTTGCTACAGAAACGCTAGTTAAAGTAGCATCGTTTACACCAGCGTCATCAGACACGGTAGCAACGGGGGCTCCGTCAAGTAATATATTAGCAGTGGCTGGTGTACCAGCGGCTACTGATACGTAGGCTTGAATTAGGTGAATGATGGAGCCAGCTGGCAACACAACTTCAGTTGCTGTACCACCAACAAAAGCAGCTTGTTGAGTAAGTACTGCAGCGCCTGTGTTATCTGCACTGATTGTTCCATCGTTAGATGTGGTTTGACGTGTGTTTACACGAATGGGGGCTGTGAATGTACTAGACATTATTGATTCCTTTTCTTAGTGGGTATCCCAAACTGTCTCTAAGTCGTCTCACCGGGAAGTTCGGTGGTCAGAGTGGGATTTGTCTTCCTTATATATAATAATACAAATTTTGGGTTTTATTCGCCCTAAAAAGCAAAAAACCCCAGGATTTTATCCCTGGGGTTCCAAATACACTACTTGTGGTAGTTTTTGATTAAACGCCTTGTGTACCGAAAATGTTACGCGCATCGTGCCAACCTGTAGCATAACGCTCAGTAGCCTTATAACGCATAGAGTCAGTCTCGAAGTCACCTTCCATGGATTTCTCCATTGGACGACGCATTACGAGCATGAGACCATTTTCTGCATCGGTCTGTACCCACCAGGCTTTGCTAGAGGACAAACGTGTAACCACGTGTGTACCTTTAGGCAACATGCCTGTTGATTTGATAGGGTTCAAATCGTTGTCAGCTGTACCAGAACGGAGAACAGATTTGAGGATAACCTCAGCCTGGAACTCGAGTGCTGGTGGAACAATCAATTGCTCAGCTTTCAGACGGATACGCTTACCATTGTTGTCAATAGCAGAACGGATCTGAATGAGCATCTGCTCAACAGAAGTTTGTGACAATGAAGCAGCAGTAGACAACTTGTTAGAGTATGTCAAACCGTTAGCAACAGGGTGAGCTGTGTTGATCAAAGTTACGCCATCGCCACCATTGTAGTTAGGTGTGAAAGCAAAGTTGAGCAAGTTTGCGCACAATGTTTCTTTGGTTTCAATCATTGACTGAGCAAGATGCTTAGCAAATGTTGAGCCGATACGGATGTGATCGCCGTCTTCCATCAAAACCTTAGTCAAGGCATAAGCCAAGCCATAGATTTGATAAATGAATCTGGTGATGTACAGTGTACCGCCTTGATCGTAGCTAACTGGAGTGCCGTCAGGCATTGCAGGAGCTGCGTTCATACCGAACAGCATTACTTCTTCGTGATAGTTGCGTGGAATACCTTGGATCTGTTCAACAAATCCTTTCCACTCGTCAGCGCGTTGTTCATAAACGCCATCAAAGACTTCGTTGATAATCGGTTCGACTACCGCGCGAAAGTCTGTACTACGCATTGGGGTTGCCATTGCTTATCCTTTCGTTAATTAGGAAACCGAAACCGACGGAGCGGTAAAGGCGTTGTTAGAGATCTGGACTTGAACAATGGTGTAATCATCACCCCATGTGTTTGTTTCGCCCGCTGGATATGCAGCCTCACGACCTAAGCCAACTACACGAACTTGACCTTGTGAACCAGGTGTAACTGGAGCAGCAGCCAAAGCAGATGTAGAGAAGCCAGCGCCACCGTTACCGATTGAATAGCCACCTGTAGCGCTGTAACCAGCTGCTGCAGAGAAGTTATACTCGGAACCGATTGCACCTGTAGGTACTGAACCGTTTACTTGAGCTTCGTAAACCAATGATGGATCAGCAAAGATCCAGAAAATGATTTCTGTAGAAGCAGCTAAAGTTGTGGCAGAAGCCCACTTAGCTACGGAACGACGACCTTGTGAGTCAGTAAATTCAACACCGTCGAAAGAGCCGTAAACGGTTCCATCGGCAGCTGCATTTTCAGCCACGATCAATTGACCGCTGCCGTTAATTGCTACTGGAGTAAATTGGTAAAAAGCCTCACCAGCGCCTAGAGAAAATGGAGCGCTATAATCAGTACCGTTTACGAAAGTATTAGTTCCGATGAATGGCACTGCGCGATCCAAACCACTTGGATGGTAAGCAGGCTTCAAACCAAAGGGTTTAAATGTTGAAGACATTTATTAAATTTCCTTTGTTATTTTGAAGAATGTTATGAAAAACGAATATTACTATTCGCCTTAGCGGCCTCTTTTTCCATCTCCAGAACTCCACCTTCAAGAATTGAACGACCACCTTTACCCTCTTGCGCAGTACTTCGCACTTGGGCGGTGATGTTGCGTTGGTGATCCAGTGGATCCTCCAAGTGCATCATTTTCATCACTTCCTGATAGATTTCTTCTGGTAACTTGAAGAGAACCATTTCGTTACAGCTAACACAGCCTTCAAACTTGCCCGAGCTCATTTTACCTAGTCCTTCAAAGCCTCTTCCTAATTCTCCGGCTTTAACTGGCTCATAACCCAACGCCATGCGTTTGTCGATACTGTCATAATTATTTGTGGTGGAGAGCCAACACAAATGGAATCCAGGAATAATCCCTTCTTCCAACTCTGGCAATGCGCTATTTTGCCACTTGTCCCTGAACGCCTCTGCGCGTTCGCGCTTACTTTGATTTGCTGGATCTTCTGCTGCGATCCGCTCTTTAGTTTCTTGTACACGATCGGATAAACGATCTTCCATGTCGCGTTTAATTCTTGTATTTGCCATGATAATTAACCTTTATTGTTACGATCATACGACGCATAAGCGCGGATCATTTTGTTTCGTTTTTCTACATCGTCCCATGCGCCAGCATCTTTAATTGCACTAACACGCTCACGTGATAATGTGATTGTGCCTGGCTTAGCGCTGGTTGTGTTTGCTACTCTGCTAGAGGCTGTTGGCCCGGCTGAGCGGCGGTTATTGCCACCTTTTGCTGTGTAGCGGTGTGGCAGACGTGCGGATAAACGATTATCTAACTCTTCCCAATATTCAGAATCACTAGGATCCCAACCATCAGCTGCGAGTTCTTGGTCGATTACTTTGGCAATTCTACTATCTGTATCTCTAGCTTGCGGGTCGTACCAAGAGTTTTTCTTTAACCATTGGGTAGCATTTTGTTGTACTTCCGTTGTTACCGGATTTGGAACATTTTGCTTTGGTGCCTTAGCTTGCTCTAGTTGTTCTTTTTTATAATGCTGCACTTGAGCTAAACGTTGCTTAGCGTCTGTGAGTTGCTCCAGGTATTCTACTTGACCTGCTGCGTCTCCAGACTGAGCTGCTTGGAGCATTTTCATTTTGGCGTACTCGACACGGGTGGCTTCATCTTCCACTGCCTTGTCAATCTGCGCAAACTGATATGATGCTGCTGTGTTCTCTACCGCTGCTAAGCGGCGAGCTAAATCTTCGTTTCGTTTTTCAAGTGCTGAAATCTTGTGCTTTGACGATGCTTCACGTTGCTTAGCTAATTCTTTCTTTAGCTTGCGTTCTTCACGTCGAGCTTCGCGGATTCTTTCGCGGTCGTCTTCGTTTTCGCCTTCGTCTTCTGCTGCTGCGTCATCATCTGCGGCTTCTTGAGCTGTTTGCTCATCAACCTCAATTTCGACTTTTTCTTCTTCGTCGTCAAATCCCTCTGGGACCTCAACGCGGGCTACTACTGAGCCATCTTCCTGTTCCTTAATTGGAACATCTTTTTCTTTATCTGCCATATCTACTTTCTCTTTTATACAAAAGTTAATCTACAAACGCTTTCATTTTTTGTGCTGCCTCGAATGATTTGATCTTAGAGATCACCTCACGTGCTTGTAGCGTAATAAACACTACTGCCGCACCATCGTCGTCTGGCTGCACAACGTAACGATCGCCGCCGTACTTAATCGTACGAACTAAATCACCAACTTTTACCCAAGGACCTTCTGGCCACGGGGTTAGGTCATCCGGGCTTTTATACGCCAGTGGACCAATGCCGATTACTTTAGCTACCGTTTCGTTAAAACGTAACGTTTGTTTGGTTTCATCAACTAGGATGATACCGCCTTTACTTGTGGTCTTTTCCCGGCGTAATTGCACCAGTACTCGATCACCAAGAATTTCTACCCCCGGGTCTACGTTTGGAAAGCACTCCTGCTCGCTGCGTAGGTCTGGTTCGTCCTGCTTATTAAAATCAATCGGCATTCGCCAATCCTTTACTCTTCGTCGTCTTCTCTCAGAATTTCATTTATAATGTCTAGTACCTCACTAAAACCTTCGTGTCGACCAACTAATCGTTGGTAATCATTGAAGGAGTTGACATTCATTCCAGCGGTGAGAGTTTCCGCCAATTTGTCTTGTTCGTTTCTCGTACGAGAAATAATTTCACTAATAAAGTCTTTCATACTCATAATAATACAAACATTATGAGTATTCCGCCCTTAATAGAAGTTTCCGCCCTTAATATCTTTCAAATTCTTACCTGGACCTACTTTTTTGCCAGTTGAGAGTTTGTTTTGATTAAGAACGGCATTATTTGCGCGTTTGGAACCTGATGGTCCAGCGTCAAGAGTTTTTTCGCCAGGGCCACCGCCGCTGGATGCTTTGCCAGTTTCCTGGTATGTTTGTCTAAAGCCTTTTAAGTTTTCGGCCATACTATGCTCCTGTTGGGGGTGTTGGTTGTGGTGCTGCTGCTTGTTGTGCTAATGCTTGTTGATGCTGCTGATCATTTTGCTGTATTTGTGAAGCATGATCTAAGCCAGTTTGTTGCAATGACTGGTTATGTTGTTGCGCTGACAGTGCGGCTTGTTTTTGGGCATCGGCTTGTTTTGCTACTTGATCTGCCTGTGCTTGGAACGTTTGTTGTTGTACTGCTATACCATGTTGACGAATATCTGCGTCAGCTGCCTGGATAGCATCTAAAGCGGACAAATTCTGCTCATGTTCAAGCTGGGCTTGTTGTTGATCCATCTGAGCGCCAGCGTTGATTTGAGCAACACGCTCTTTTGCTGCGTTGTTGATATTTGCCATAGCAATATCGGTAGCGTTACGCTGGTTGTCAATATTGGTCTGGGTTGAATACTTAGCCTGTAACTCTTGAACTTTTTGTTGCAGTTCAGCAATTTTAAGCTGGTACTCTTGTTGGTCTTGTTGGCCTTGTAACTGCATCTTAGCTTGTGACTCTTGCTGTTTACGCTGAGTCTCTGCCATCTGAGTCTTAAGAATAACCTGAGCTGTAGGATCGGACGCTGCAGCTTTTTCCATTTGTTGTTGCTGGGCTTGCTGTACTTTTTGGGCCAGAGCTTGAATTGGTTGTAGGTACGGGCCAAGAACGGATTTTGCGTCTTCGCCAACCATCTGTGATGCTAGTGCCAGTGCTTGCTGTGCTTCTAAGTCCAGCGGCTTTTCTTGATGTAGCTCAAGTGTATCTTTTCCACCTTGTGCTTGTGCCACATACGAACGCATGGATTGTAAGTAATGTAATGTTAAATGCTGCTTGATGTGCTCTAAAGCATGAGGAGTAAAAGCAGGCCCAATAACAGGGTTGCCACCATAAGCTGGGTCATTTGCATAAGCTAAGTGAATCTTAATGTGGGAGACATGGTCTTGGTCTGGGTAAGCAGCGGCAGGACGGCCCATAGTCATGGAGACGTTCTCTAACGCTGGGTTGGACTCTTTAGCTCCCATTGGGTTTGGTAATACTTCATCAATTGCTGGAATCTTGAGTTGACCAAGGATTCTACGATACACTGCTCGAATATCGAACATCCCTGGAGGGGACGATGTAGCCATCTGTAGGAGGGCTTGGTTTTGTGCAAGACGTTGCGTTTCTGAGAAGATGTTAGGATCTGATACAGGACGTACATCATTGTTTGATGCAAAGTCACGAACCTGAATTTCTGTTCCGGACTGATTGTCCATCTCGTCTAGGTACCAGTGGTTTAACCTAGCGATAATAGCAAGAGACTTAGCCTGTGAGCGATGCAAACGGGCATGAATGGATGAGAATACCTTAGCGCCCTGCTCAATCAGAGCCTGGGTTGTGCCCACCGGCATGTTAGCGTTTGCGTCAGCAATCTTTTCTTCAGATGTAGTAACAACGCCTTTAGCTGCATCTGTTAACCAACCAAGTAACTGCATAAGAACAGATGATGGTGGATTAAACGGAAGTGGCATTGCTAACTTACGTACATCATCAACGCCAGGTGAACCTTCAATCTCTAGGACCTGTGTTGGCTCGATTCTGTCGGACTGGCCTGAGATACGACCACCCTTAAGTTTAAGCATCGTCTGGCTGTTGCTAATGTGTGCTGCATCCAACAAAGCACGCAAAGCGCCAGTAAGAGCGGCAGCGAGACCGCCAATAAGATGAGGAAGGCCAATTGCATAAGCACCACGCCAAGGAATGAACTTGAACTCCACGTACCAGTCGAGTTTTTCCAATTTCTCATCGTTACATTCCCAGTTACGATATAATGCTAATACCTTAGATGTTGATTCATCAATGGTTAAAATATATGGTGCACGACGGCCATTGGTTTCAGGATCGTCGTCAAGACGCATAAAGCAAGTAATCTCATAAACGCGGCGTAAGCCATCAACGTTCTTACCTGGATTTTCACGGCCTTCAATTTTGTTATTGGCTTTAGTTGCCAATGTCATGTCATTGATTGGTGCATCTGATGTGTACTCAGAATCAATGTCACGGTAAATACCTGCGTCAATACGTTGCAACAATACATCTTCTGTGATGTCTTGAACTTCGGTTACACGCTGTGCGGTGTAAAAGTTTGATGCTGCGTATGGTAGCAGAATATTGTCAATCGGTACCCACTCACAAGTAGGACGCTTTTGTTCTGTGTCAAAGCGCCACTTTAGGAATTGGGAACCGCCGAGAGGAAGCTGGGTCAGCAGTTGTTCCATCTCGTCACGGTATTCTGGGACCTGTTCTGTTAACTGCCAGTTAAGGAAGCTAACCTTGCGGTCCGCTGTTTCTTCTTTTAATCTGTCGGCTTCGCCTTTAATATTGGACTTGACGATGCCTTCTGGTGGTAGTAACTCTTTGGAGCTTGAAGCTGCGAAGTCGACACAAGCCTCGGCCATGACGGGATGAACAACTTTAGAAGCACCATCAAAAGTGGCGCCACCAGGAGCGTCCTTACCAAGACCCGTACGACGTAGCCCTTCTTCATACTGTTTGTCTCTCTGGGTACGTGCTTCACGGTCAACATCAATAAAATCTAAATATTCAATTGCTAAAGATTGTAATTCACTTTCGTCAAACTCTTCGGCCAAGTTAGCATAAAACTCTGGCGCTTCTTTAGGTGAGGACTTAGGAATGAAGTTGACTACTACCGAGCCATCCTCTTGTTCAATAACTTCTTGCTCAACGTCTTCTGGCTCTAGTCCAAGTGTTTCCTCGTAGTAATCCATCTCCGCATCTTGCGCTTGGGCCTCTTGAACATTTTGCTCGGTCTCAAGACCGGGCAAATTAGCGCCGACTTGTAAAGGTATTTGTGGTTGTGCCATAGATTATTTTGTGTACTTAATGTTATCCTTGGGGTCGATAAAACCCAAGGCTACAAATAATGGGTGGAGATGCTCAAATTCTGCTTGTGAGAAGACGCCTTGTACTTGGCCGCCTTCTGAAAATTGAAAACGTGGGGGAACCTGGTTATTAGCAATCAAATCCGCTTCCATAGTTCCGGTTGATGGCATGGAGCCGCCTTCTGAAAAATGGGGCATAGCACCCGATTGGTTTAGTAACATTTGTGGTGCGGTATTAACCATACCCGGTGATTGTGGCGCCAATCCAGCTTTTTCTAAGAGGAGGTCGTGTGGGCTTTTGATTAAGTTCATTTGTTGTTCCTAATTATAATAATACAAGAATAGAGCACAATCCGCCCTTATTGGGCATACGGATTGGAATACTTCTTCTTATAATCATCGTCTGCGTAATCATAATCGCGGGCTGGGAGGGGATCTAACTGCAGCCATCCAGAGTCCCTGAGAACGCGCAGGGCTTGTGACAGTGAGTCCACGTAGTCATCATGACCACCAGCTTCTGGAAACGAACACACCTGACGCAAGAAGCGTTTTGCCCATGTGGCAAACTCACCCTTTAACTCAGTGTCTTCTGGTATGAAAATCTTTCCTTTAGCAACGAGCGGAGCAACAATGTTCAAACGCTGGACCTTATCGGCACGTCCTGGGTTATATCCTCTGACTGGCACACCAGAGCCTTGGAGCTCCTGGATAAGGGAGATACCAGCGGACTTATCTTCCATGAGTATCAGGTCGGCCTTACGGCCCTTACCGAACTCATTGTCTGATCCGTACACAACCTCTTTAAAGTCAGAGATGACCTTACGGCGTAACTCCGGATAGGAAAGGTGCTGGTCCCATGAGTCAAGCAAAATGGCACAAGTACCAGAGTCTTCTCGATCAAATATTCCCCACACAGTACAAGCCGTTGGGTCGTTCATTGTCTTTTCGGAGGTCGCCGGGTCATACGAGGCAATTACGTATTCAAGCACAGGCGTGGGTGTTTTTGCTGGCCACATCCGGAACATCTTACGTTTAATAATACCAGATGCTTCAGGGTCCAGGATTTCACCGTAGATCTCCTGCTTACCAATGTCAGTGCCTTCATATGTCTCAAGCTGCTTAAAAAACGTCTCAGATAGATTGTCCTTGTTATCATACGATGAGGCGTTAACCACATAAACATCGCCACCAACCTTGCCCTCGTTAAGATCTACAATTAATTCTTTTGGCTTTGGAGTGGTTGTAATAATTTGCTGCACCCGAGGGATTCGGGGGTCCTTAAGACGGAGGGTAAACTGTACTCCATCGTAGGCTTCGTCAAGGTAATCAAACGCACACAACTCGTCAAACCAAGCTCCATGGAATTGCTTACCACGATATCGCTCTGGCTCTGAGGCTGGAATGCCTTGAATGATTGATCCGTTTGTGAGGGTAATTTCAAAGAGTGACTTGTTGTAGTCTCGTATAAGTGACGCGGGGATGATATTAATAAGTCCGGAGTCTCCCTCAAAACAAGTTGCACGTATATCATTTGAGGTGGGGGCTGTGACCAACCAGCGGGTGTTATCATACATCCAAGCACGAATACCAATCCAATGGCTGGCCGTGTGCGTCTTACCGGACCCACGACCGGCAAGCATGAGAAAAGTGTCGTATGCTCCATCTTCAGGTTCTTTTTGATGTTCTAATGCCTGAAGTGACCACTTGATGCGCCATAGGGCTGCGTCTAATTGGTCTTTCGGCCAGTGCTTTCGCGCTTCCGCAAACTTTTTAAGCGTGAGTTCTTGCTTTGTTGTTAAAGACATGAAATAAAGCCTTCTCCTACGAGAATCGTGTTGTCTACACCATCTGTTTCAATATGAATACAAGATTGCGGTGGAATTGAAGTGATTTTGGTTATATACCGCCTAGCATGGTGGACTCGTATCCATGCAGGATTTTGTCTTCCAAGTAGTTTTATGTGTGATCTAAAAAATAAAGTGTATCTTTTGGTGTTTTCGCGGTGTTCTAATCGTGTTTTGCTACTTAATGACTCTACTAAGCCCTGTATTCGAGTTAAAATAGAAAGGGGCAGGTCACGTATTTTAAAAATATCCTGTTTATCATGGTATTGCCTATGTCTTGCAGCAATAATACCGGATAACAGCTCGATTCTTTGTTCAACAGACCCCAATAAATAATTATTAGGTATTTGGGTCGGAATATGGGGTGCTAACTGAGACTCAATGCTAGGTTGTATTTTAAACTCAACATATCTGTTTAAAGTTTTTTTAACAATTACTGTTTTGTACCCATAGTCTTTGAGTTTTTGCTCTACTTCGTCATAATGCTCACCAACAGCTCTGCAATTTTTACTTGGCCTTCTGTTTATGAACCAAAATCCAAACACATAGGGAGGAACAGGTAAGTCTTGGTGTGGCAGCTCGATAGGCTTGGTGGTAGGGATGGAGTATTTGTGCGCATTGCTTTCAATTCGAAGCGATTCTTCTGACAATTGAGCAACACTCACTGGGCGTAATGGCCTTCTAAATCTTCTAGTGCCTTTATATTCCGCTACTCTAAGCCGATACTTTTTGTTTTCGGTGGGAAACGTTAAATGAATGTCTCCAGATATAGTTAAATTATCATCTAACTGTATCTCATAGCAATGCTGCGACCGGTATTCTTGAACCAGGGTTATTTTAACCGGTTTGCCAAGGTTATTAAATACATAGTCCCCAACTTGCAGTTTTGCCGCAGGTTTCCAGTAATCAAGCGTTAGTACTTTTTCCGTTGCTAGTATTGCCATAAAAGTGTTCAAGAACCCATTGGTCAAGCCATCGCCCTAACGGCGCGCGTATCTTGTTCTGTATTCCATTGGGCAGCCTTTGAATGTTCAAAGCCTCCGCGGTTATGGAAAGTCGAAACTGCAAATACTTTGATGTTTCATGGTCAATTACCTCAATAGGTATATCCACAGAATCAAAATTATTAACATCACAAATCAAAACACGAAGACCTCGGAGTTTTCCAGGTGGATTCTCCAATGCACCTTGAATTTGGTAGGCGTATTTGCTCATACTTATAATAATACAAGAAAGGTGTCATAATCGTCCCAGTTTCAAAAATAAACACAAAAGTGCAAGGGTTGCATGGGTTGCGAGGCTTATTTGGTCATTCCATAGATTTATTTTTTTATTTTTTAAAAATATCAAAAAGAGTAAATAAGGTCTGCAACCCATGCAACCCTTGCACTTTTGCTGTAACTCATTGATTCATATAGAGGCAATAAGAATCATTCTCATTTGTTCCCTTGAAGTCGTTGTAAGTCTATGATTTTATTAAAAAAAATTTTAGGAAATCGGGTTTTTGTGTTGGGCTGGGAAATTTTACAAGCTGGGGGGTTATGGGGCCCCCGCCCGGCCGCCCTTCGATGGGACCCTAAAAGGGGTATGTGGTTTATAAACAACGCCCCCATGCACCAATGTGGTGCATCGTTCTAGTGTATGCACCAATGTGGTGCATAGGGGAAGTGAGCACTCACTCACATAGGCAGCGCACCAATGTGGTGCATAGGTTAGTGCGCACTAACATGGCCAACGCACCAATGTGGTGCATGATGTAAGTGAGCGCTTACTTCAGTACAGCTGTGCACCAATGTGGTGCACGCTGGCCATAATGCACCAATGTGGTGCACGCGTACGCGACGGCATGACGGCACGTCGGCCGAGCTCATTCACTAATCAGCGCCGGCCAATTACCCATTAGGGTTTACCCTTAGATCTATTCTAAGGCCTCTAATGAGGCCATGGCGCCATTATTTCAAGGAATGAGGCCTTAGCATTACCGCGCGGAGATCTCGATTTATTAGGGTAAACCCTTAAGGGTATGTCCTAAGTAGCGCGCCGGTTTTTAGGCCAATTCTGTGATTAAAATTATTACATGGCAGGCAATAACGCAGGCCAATATTGAGAGGATTTATCATCATGCAAACTAAACCATTCCCAAATTCATTCGGCCGCGAAGTACAGCTAAGCCGCGAGCAATTCATAGAGCGCTGGATTAGCCCTTCGCATCAATTCGCCTATATCCTAGGCGCCGAGGGCTCACTGGATAAACTAAACGAATTTCAAAACGAGATTACGCGCTTAGCGGGTATTCGTTGGGATAATGCTTAAACTAAACCAGCGGCGGCCATTGTGCCGCCGCAATAATTGAGAGGATATACCATCATGCAAACCAAAATTAAAAAGCCGAGCGGCTTTATTTTATATCGCGGCGCGTCATTATTGGACGGCGCGCCAATTGTGGCCATTGCCATTATAAAATCTACTAATGTTAAAACCGGCAATATGGTACAAACTTACATTTTGGCCGATAACGGCATGAGCCCATTAGAGAGCGCCAAGAGCGGCGCGGATATATCTATATGCGGCGATTGTAAACATAGGCGATATCATGGCGAGCTCGCCGATTGTTATGTAAACATAGGCCAAGGAGCGAATGCCGTTTATAAGGCCTATATCAAGGGCAATTATCCGGCCGATATCCAAGCCGCGGCCAATGCGAGCGCCGCGCGTATGGTCAGATTGGGTACTTATGGCGATCCGGCCGCCGTACCGGCTTATATTTGGCAAGCGCTTATATCCAAGGCCGCCGGCCATACCGGATATTCGCACCAATGGCAAAACGGCAAGGCCGGCGCCGATATTATGGCCTTATGTATGGCGAGCGCCGATAATGCAATGGAGCGCGCCGCCGCCAAGGCCGCCGGATATCGTACATTCAGGGTACGCGCGGCAAGCGAGCCGGTTTTAACCGGCGAATTTTTATGCCCTGCAAGCGAAGAGGCCGGCAAGCGTAAATTATGCGGCGAATGCGGCGCTTGTGACGGCGGCATGAATACCCGCCGCGCGGATCCGGTAATTATCGTTCATGGATCATTAAAAAGCCGCTTTATACCTATTATGGCCGCGGCCTAGTGCATTCTCTAAGCCGCTTTATATAGGCGGCTTAGGGGCTCGCATTGTGCGGCCAATTAAACCATTGGAGGATTTATCATTATGGAAAACACTAAACAAGCGGCGCGGCCGCTCTCTACAATTGCGCGCGATATCCGGCGCGCATGGCCGCGCGTCTATTTTGCCGCCGTCCCGTATCTTGATGCGATGAGCTCGCTCAATTCAATTAATGATAGATACTATCAGGACGATGCGCGCGGCATAGTGCGTTATTTTTTGGCCAATGCCGCACAATTTCGCGGCGATGATGCCAAGGCCTTAAAGGCCGAATTGAAAGCCCTATTATGAGCGCCGCGCCATTCCTTGTATTTTACCGGCATCAAGGCCAAGATTATAATGCGGCATTCCCTACAATGCGCAAGGCGCGGCAATTCGCGCGCGTAACCGGCGGCCGGATAGAATGCCGCCTTGTTAATCTGCTAGATAGTAAAGATAAGCAATTCATAGATGATCATTTTCAATTTATCCATATAGGAGATTAAAACCATGGACAAAAAACTAAAGGCCTTAATTAAGGCCACAATAAAAAGCCGGTACGTTGAAGAGTATCAGGCCGGCATTACTGATAGCGAAGCACTAGGAGCGCTTATATCGTCCTATTTTAAGTGGGATGGCATTCAGATACTAGACGCATTTCAGAGCGCCTTAGAAGACGCTAATTTTCACTCTATTAATGAGCAGATCAACGCGATAAGAGAAAAAGAGGATCTATTAGGGTAATCCCCTATTGTGATATATCGCTAGATCAGGAAAATGACTAGATCAATTAGATAGAAGGAGTTTAATTATATGTATTATTGCAATGGATTCTATTTTGAGCAGTACCAAGAGGCGCGGCGCTATGCTGATTTTTTGCTTAATCATGCTGGAGTGTACCGCGCTATTTTTACCCGCGACGAGATGATCGCGCACAATATGGAGGTTACATTATGAGATCAATACAAGCATTGGCCGCTCAGGCCGAACGCGAGACGCGCACCAATGGCCTACCGGCCGGCGAGTATATCTATTCTGATCCGCTCAAGATAGAGAATAGATATCAGAGCGAAGGCGGCGCAATACGCGAGCAGTACGGCACAATTGCAAATTGGAACGCATGGGAATGCGTACATGTAACAGAGCGCGCTACCGGCCGCCGCGTATTTGATAATGAGGTGGCCAAGATCACCGGCATGACATTACACGCAACACCGGCCGAAGTACTGGCCGTCCTAAACCAATCTACTTACGAGGTGAAATAATGTTATCACTTAACGATATCAACACAATTGAATGCGACGAAGAGGCCACAGAGGAAGAGTATTATCTCGCCATTCAGCGCACTATTAACGCGGGTATGTGGGGCTTACAGGGCTCATATGGCCGCACTATGATGGATGCAATTAAAAGCGGCCTATGCTTACTAGGCCAGCGCGAGCACAATGATTACTGGGGCAACCATGTACCCAGTCGCGACCAAGTAGTGGCCGGCACAGTAGGCTCTTATGATTTTGTGGTAAAAGAGCGCGGCCAAGATTGGGCTGACATGATGCGCGAGGTGGAATGATGGATAAGAACTTTATAGCTAGCGAGCTAAGATCCGCAATTGAGTACTACACTGAATTGACAGTAGACGAGCATATGAGCGGCAAGATTACCGAAGAGGCCGATAAGGCATGGAAAAAAGTAGAGAAGTTAATCAACCAATTAGTGGAGGCATGATGGATAAGTATATCGAAGAGCTATTAACTGAGATGCTATTTGATTTTAATGATTTGGCACTAGGTAATACATACAAGGATGTGGGATACGATACCAAAAAAGAGTTTTTTGAAGAAATGAGCAGAAAAGTAAACGAG